TTTAATTTCTATGATTATTCACAACCAATCACGGCTAACACCATTGGTAACTGGTCGGTGAATTATCTAAATAACGGATTTTCAGTTACAGATGTTTATTATTTTTCAAAATCATTTACTAACTCATTTTTTAAGTTGGACTTATATGATACCGATGATGATGCAACACAACAGTTATTCATTTCAATTATATTACCAGTACAACAAGGATTGACACAACCCGCACTTTTATCGCCAACATTACCGCCTGTAGAAATTAAAATACCAAATATGGTTTTAGATTCCATAGGTAATGATAAAGAAGGGTATTATATCTATTGGTTAAGAAAAAGAAATATTATCGACATAAATACTTTTTATATGACCGCTAAGTTTTTTGATGCAATCACAGGAGTTTTTAAACAGATGACAAACACAAAACAAGATTTACTTACACCTGACAAATTCAACTATGATCATTCACAATACAACTACTATAGAGTAGACTTAGATTATAATAAAAAAACTTACGAAGTGTTTTCAACATCAACTAATCTTAGAGTTGGAGATTTGTTAACACCGATAATCTGGTATGAATATGTTAACCCATAATGGAATTACAAGAATATAAATTTGTTATATCACCCGAAAACATCAAGAGTGATTTAGTGTTTGTTCCATATACAGGTGAAACGGATGTCACTACGATTATTGATCCGTGTTGTTTAACTGCAACAACAATAAGTGCGACAACAACAGGAACAACAGGTGTTTATTTACCAATGTCTTATTTGTTGAGTGGAAACACAGGTGGTACATCTTTTTTAACAGGATTATCTGTTAACATTATGATCACTGAATCTACGGTTGATTTAGGTTACTACACACCTTTTGATGGGTTAATAGTGCAGTTGGATGTATTAAATAATTTTATAGTCACCGCAGATACAATTAATCCTTACACCTTTAAGTTTTATAACACATCTGATTTAGAGTTTATTAAGTTTCTGCAGTTAGTTACATACACATTAAATTGGGGTGACGGTACACCAACACAGGCGGTATTAGGAATTACACCTATATCACATACTTACCCAACTGCAGATACGACTTATACAATAACACTAACCGCTAATTCACCTTGGGGGATATCAACAGTACAAAAAACTATTACAACACCTTATAGTGCGGTAACAATAAACAATCCTTTAGGTAATTTAACATTTACACCTGCTGGAGGTAGTTGGTCTACAACACCAATAAGTTACGATTATATATTTACAGGGGATTCAAATACTAATGTTACGGATTATTACTCCTACAATTATACTTCAGTTCCTTTTCCTGTAACAGGTTTGACAGATTCGACCATTAATGATTTAACACAATTTGGACCTAAGACTAACTTATATGACGGTAAATATAAGTTAGGAGTTCAGGTTACAGGACAAACGGGTGTTATTGGGACTTACTATGGTCCTGATATTACTAACACATATACGGCTTATACTATCAATGGTGTGATTTATCATGATTATGAGGATTATACGATATACTTTGTTGATTCATATGGTTTGGTACCTGGTGAAATAGAATTGAGTGCCATAACAAAAAATGAAGCACTCATTAATGTTATCGACCAACTTGAGGTCGTTACAAATGTTTTTATAGAAAGAGGTAAAAATTCTCCTTTAGAGAATGTTATGAGATTAGGTGAGGTTGATAATGTGGGGGATTTAGGAAAATACGGATACAAATATTTTATTATTGAAAAAGTGTCTACATAAATATTTATTAAAAAGATTATAAGATAATATGGCAACAGGAAATTACGGAACGATAAGACCGGCAGATGTTAGTCCCGAAGATGTGCAGATAGTAATGGTCTATACTGAGTCAAGAGACGACACTCAAAATTTTACATTAACAACACTTGACGCTCAAGATGTTTTAAGACCTTACTTCAATAACCAAGAAACGGGAGGTAGTTCGGTTGAAATTTTGGGGGGTCTTTATAATTTAAAACTTCCTGCTGATCAATTTACTAGATTAGGGATCTATACTTTGATGATTAGACCTGCAGAAATAAGAACATTAATAACAGATTGTGGTGTTTTATCTTCACTACCAAATGTTAAGGGTATTGTTATTGACTTGAATAATGTTCCTGTTGAGTACCAAAACAAATTTGTTAATCAAGGTTTGGTTGGTTTTAGAGTTGAGTATTTAAATCCTGACGGTACAAAAATACCAAACTTTTTTAGAATTATTACATCTTCTTTCTATTGCGAACCAGTGGTTCAAAACCTTACAAACACAATTCAAAAATCAATTAGATATAGGTATGTACAAGGTGCAACAAACTTACTTTTCTGTACGGTTTCACCTTCATCATCACCAACAAACAAACCAAGTGCAACACCTTACATCGGACAACCAAACCAAAGTATCATTATAACAAACACATACTTCAACCCGATAACAACGGAAATTGAAATTGTTGATCAAGATATCTCAACTCTTGCAATTGCACTTTATGGAAACCAAACTAAATCTATGGAAGACGGTATTTACACTATCTACGATTCTAACAATAACATTTACAAACAATACAACTTATACGAGATTAAAGATCAGTTCAATACTCTTCTTTATGAAGTTAGACAAGATCGTGGTGAAAATATCGACTTCTCAAAAGCATTTAATAATATAACGGTTTAATGGCGACAACAAAATTTACTTGCCCACCTCAAAGTAGTGCTGCTAACAGCTTCTCCAATAATTTAGTTGGGGTTCAGCTTGTTACGGGTGGAGGTTTAACGCAAGCAAATTTTGAGTTTACAACAGGTATTAGTGAGAAACAAAATAGAACCTTTACAATAGGTAGTTTTTCCGAGCCGATCAATCTTGAGAGTATCAATATTGAAACAAATGCTGAAGCTGCTGATATACTTGCAAACAATTATAGAGTTTATCCTAATTACGATTTATCTCAAGTTACAAACTTTACACAGTATGGATCTTTAGTTAAAAGATTGTCTGTTTCCATAACAAAAATTATAAACTATTTTCCTGGTGGATTAGAGGTTAACTCTAAAACACCAAAATTTATAACACAAGAAACCGCAATCAATATACAATACGATTCGGTAGAAAATGACACAACTTTTGAGATATATCTTGAATCAATACAAAACCCATTCGAATTAGATTATTCTGATAGTGCCGAGACAAACATGTTGTTTAATGAAATGCAAGTTTCTCCTTTGAGAAACATGAAGTTGTTCTATAAAAAGTATGTTCTATATTTGAATGGATCTCAATATCCTGTCAATTATTTATTCCCAACTAATAGTTCCTCAACAACATTAAAATTAATAGTTGATGGTAATCCTTTTAGTGGAGCTCCATCATCGTCAGATTATTTGGTTATTAGACCAAATGATTTTGAAAGTAACAAAGTTTTTAATTTAGACTTTGATCCTGTTGAAAAATTTCTTTTGAATAGACAAATTACTCCGGCTTATACGGCACAGTTTACAGTTCCAAGAGAACAAGAGGATGGTTCATATATTTTAACGACAGAATTAGTGACTTGGCCAAGAGCTGGTCTTTGGAACTTAGATATTAGTTCAGTATCGTTTGATAACTACTTAACGCAGATAAATGATTTTGCGGTTAATTTAGATGGTTATAGTACTAACATTATATCGAGATTTTTAACTACAGGAGCACTCAAAGAATTTGACACACCTGATCAAAGATTTGAAAAATTAATACAACTTTACGGTAGAAGTTTTGATGAAACCAAGGCTTTTATAGGTGCTTTAGGTAATATTAACAGTATTCACTATACACCAAAAAATGACATACCTTCCCAACTGTTAAAAAATTTGGCTCAAACATTAGGGTGGATCACAAACTTTTCTCCAATATCACAAGAAGAACTTTTACAGGCGGTTTTCACGACACAACCAAATACTTTTCCAGGTTTACAATTAGGACCAACACCTGAAGAAATTAACTATCAGTTTTATAGAAACTTAATTTTAAATTCCGCTTACCTTTTCAAATCAAAAGGTACTAGAAAATCTATTGAGTGTTTGTTAAGAATGGCAGGAGCACCTGAAGCATTGATTGATTTTAAT